CCCGTTTTGGGGTTTATGTATTTTTGTTTACTTTTTGGAATTTTTGCATCAGGATTAAAATTATAACCTGTCGGATATTTTACTATTGTCTGATACGGCCCGTATGGGTTTTTCTTTTTATCGTATCTCCAGATACTAGTAGTGCCATCATCCTCTTGCATCTCTAAGTCGTATACAGTTCGTTGCTCGTATACTTTGGGTACATAGACGTATTTCTTTTTCTCCATACCTAAATATACGAACAACTCCCCTGTATAGCAACTTTAATTTTTACTGCCTAAGAGTCTTTCTATTTCTGAATTCAACTCCTACAAAAGGTTCTGATATCATATCCTGGTGGGTAGCTCTGATAGGGTTAATATCTAAACCTCCTCTTCTTGTATATAATGCGCATACCATAAGCTTGTTAGGTTTGAAAGCTTCTGTAAGGTGTGTAAATACCATTTCTACAATCTCCTCATGAAAGTGAGATACTTGTCTATGTGATACAATATACTTTGCGATGGAAGCGTAGTCTGGTTCTTTTACCCCTTCCATATGTATGTAGATATCTCCCCAGTCGGGTTGATTGGTTACTCTACAGTTAGATCTCAATAGGTTTGAGTGTATTTTTATTACATCATCAGATACCTCTTCATCTGTACTTTTTAGCTGGTTTGCATCTGAGTGGAATACATTAAATTCTACTTCATCTAAGTCTACTATTCGACTTATGTCTAGGAACTCTCTTCCGAAGTCTACTTGAGGTCCAAAATCACTAGGGAAAAATCCTACAGCTACTTCTGTATGCAGTGCAATACTAAGGTCTTTAGCAACTCTTTCTTCTATTAGAGACATGCATTCTTTTGCTGTCTTACCTAACTTTGTCATATTGAAAGAGTTTAGGTACAGTTTTATAGATTTAGACTCTACGTGTAGGGGAGAATTAGAAGGATATACAATCTTCAACATACCTACTACAGGTCTTCCTGTTTCCGTAATAGCCGATACTTCATAAGCATTCCAGACATCACTGCCTACGAAAGGTAAATTTGCTTCATCGATACCGTAAGCTTCTCTGTTTAAGTTTCTAGGGATTGCTACTAGTAAGTCCGGGTTATACTGGTCTGAGTATCCTTCCCCTCCTACTTGTCCTAGATGTTTCCCAGCAATGGCTATTACTGCTTCTTGATTTTTGTTGTGCTCTTGCATTTATTTTAATTTATAACTTTTATACTTTGTTTAATATAACGTAATTGTTTAAATATAGCAACTTTACTGTTAATATACTTTACTTTCCATCCCATCATCCGGCATAGGGTTTATTGGGGGTCTATACCCGGGCCTACCGTGTACATAGTCCTTAGTTATCCCTGTGTTTAGTTGGGGTGTTTCTTCTTCTACAGCCTTATACTCTTCAGCGGCCTGTATTAATGTTTCGTTCGGCATGGGGAGTTCTATATCCTCGTACCGTGTATCGAATAAATCGTCTTCTTCTAAGTCACTTCCGTATATAATTTCTTCTTCCTCCTCTAAGTCACTTCCGTATATAATTTCTTCTTCCTCCTCTAAACCGTCTATTAAATCATCTTCTTTTAGCTTAATTTGTGCAAAAGCAAAGTTAGCGGCTATTACTAGAGCAATCGCTAATGGATCGAATACAAAGATAATGACCAGTAGCAGGTAATTTATAATTCTATCCATTGGAATACCAGTCAGTCCTGAAAGGTATTTTAGTGGTCCTAATTCTCCTGCTAACTCACTATTGGTAGATACTTCTACTATTTCGGTCTCGTAATCAAATAATTTTGTATTTAATTCATCTACTCTAGAATTTATTTGGGTTTGACGTTCGATTGCTTGATCTAGCTGTTTTTCAAGTGTTTTTCTAGTAGCAGAGGATGTTGATGTCATAACCTGCCCTTGTGCATTTGTATAGGTTATAACGTTATTAGATATCCCGTTTCTCAAATCTGTTACGGATTTATTAATACTTTCCTTTTCGGTATTGAATACGTTTAATTGATTTTTAATATTATCTCTTTTAGTTTCTACTAATGCAATTTTAGAATCAAGAGTTCCTGCTTTAGATGCAGTTTCCTGATAAGCAGAAGATAAGAATCCGTAAATCCCCATACTTGTGATTAGTATTAATACAAAACAGGCTGTTAATAAGTAATACTTAAGTGCTTTAGGAAGGGTGTGCCTGTATTGATACAGTAAGGAAGCGATTACCAGTTTGGCTACCTCTAAGGAAGTAGCCATAATGATAACAGCTAATGTTGCGCCGGCGAAGAGTTTACTTAATCCAGAAACTGAGTAGAATGCTGCAGAAGCAGATACTGATAGTGCAGATAGTGCTATAAGGGAGGGTAGTAAGTATTGTTGTATCTTTCTCATACTATTTGAAATATAGTATAAAAGTGTTATAGGTGCAACTTATACTACTCTTCTGTTTTATCTTCCTTGTTTCCCCAGATTTTATCTACTGAGGCTAATCCTAAAGCTCCGAATGCTAGAGCTGCTACTGCGTTAACTAGTACAGCTGATGGAGCGATATGCTCGTCTGTAAACTGGTTAGCAAATAATGTAACGCATAGGGTGATACCTGCGATAATTCCTACAAATCTCTTTGATGAGGGGGTTCCTTTTTCATCTTTGAGTAGTCCTGTGATCCAGTTGATTATTTTCATATTGTTTATTTGTTTAGTTATTTACCAGAATTTAAGTTTCTTAGCCGCTCTCTTAGTTGCGTCTGCTGCTGCTTCAGTAGATGTTCCTGCACTTACTACTGCTTCTACTTTTTGTTCTTCGTTCATTGTTTTATTTATTATTAGCTTTTGCACCGAAATAGGTACCTATAATACCTATAAGTCCGGTTATCGTTAATTGCAGAAGGTTTATTATAGATTCATCGACTGGTCTGTTTTCTTTCAATGCAACGATGAAATCACCTAGTATTATACATCCTAATAATGCTAGAATTCCTATAGCTAATAAGTACACAACCTTTTCTTTCATTCCTATACCCTGTCTCCTTTATGTTTATCAATTTTATCTAAGATGATATTTAGAAGTTCGTTTTTTATAAACCCTGCCATTGATGCATTTTTGAGTGCTGACATTAACTGAAATATGATAAAGGGTACTGTTATGGTTTCACTTAGCCATGCTGTTCCTGCAAAACCTTTCTCTACCATTAGAAGGCAGGTTAGTATAAATGTCCAGGTAAATAGTGATTTTAATACGTTAAGAGCTTTATAGGTTTTGAATCCCTCTCTTTTAATTCCGGCTATTACCCCAAAAAAACCGTCTAGCAGTACTACGGCTGCTACAGCTAAGAATTGTTCTGCATTATCCATTGAAAGTTCAAGGAAATATGTTAGTAGAAAACTAACTGCGACTGTGCTTAAAATGGTTATTTTCATTAATTTCGAAGTTTTCACAGTTATTATAGGCTAGTTAACATGTCTAATAATTCTTGTTGAGGGAACATATCAAATTTATCTTTACGAGTATTTGTATGTGTCCATAATCCCTTTATTCTTCCGTAGTATGCATCTTCATTAAATTCAAATGCATCAGCACCTTTTACTTTTATTAAAGCCGGTAAGCCCTTTCTTACGTCTATTCCTTCTCTTTCTCCCATCCATAGTATCCACTTATGTAAAGCTTCTATTTGTTTATCTGAGTATTTATGCCAGGTTTTATGTCCTTTAAATGGTTTTGCTAATGTTACTATCTGCGAAGGAGATACAGCAGCTCCTGCATAGGTTTTACCGTCTACTACATATCCAAAGTTACATACTTCTACTCCAATAGAATTTTTATGCATGGTCTGTGAACCGTTTTTACCTAAGTGAGATGCCCAATTACCTTCTGGGAAGGCCTGTACCATTACTCCGTCATGTAATATATCGTTTCCTTTTACTGAAGGTCCTCCTAATACGAATTCGGTTGCAATTTTACCTATTGTGTCATTATCCCAGTTCTTAACTGTGTTAAATGGATTATGCCATCCTGCTGTATGGTGTATAAAAAGCCACTCTGCTTTAATTGGACCAGCATTATATTCATCTTTAGGCATAAAGTACTTTATTACCTCTAATCCGTTTGATGTGGTGTATTTTTCGTTAGAATAGAGACTATTGGGGGATTTTTTTATATTTTCAGTAAGGTCTGTATCTAATAGGT